ATCGCAAATCATCTCGGCGATGGAATTACCGTAAAACGAATGCGGTTCCGGGTCTACCTCTAGCTTAACCAGCGGCACCTCATCGCAAGGCTCAAAATCCAGCAACTCATACTTTGACCCGCCGCAGATAAACTTGTGTAGGACTGGCACGCCGGACCCGTCAGCGTCTACACGCATGTAGGCCTCGGTAATTGCCACGTTTTTCATTGTCGGGTCTTCGGAGCTTTCGTCGTCAAAGTCGTCGTCGTAGCCGTTCCTGGCGAAAGCCTCGACGTTTGTCATATCTGATCCGCTGGAAAAGCTGTCTAGGTTCGTGACAATTTCCGGGTCAAAGCCCATCGCAATAACATCCCCGGCACGCATCTCGGTGCGGTGCGCGACCACGTAGGCGTCTTCCATTGTCCTGGCGTCACGGTTTACAAATATTTCCTCTGGCGGGACGCTTTCCAGGCATAGGTCGCCCTTCATCTCAGTGCGTGATATTTTCACGCTGAAAACTGGAGCCTCAATGTCCATGCCAAACTCGTCCATTTCCATCCGCATTTCCATTGTCTGCTCCAGGACTGTCACATCTGAATCTGACGTGAGTAGGGACAGCTCATCCTCGCTTAAATCGGAGAAGGTGTAGATTTTAGCTTTTGGGTAGTTTTTGTAATACGCCTTCAGAACGCCTTGCTTCTTGACGAGGGCGTCGTGGATCGCGTCGTTGAGCAACTTATAACCGTTTAGCCGGGAAAACTCGTGGTGCATGTAATTAGTTGCTTGCTCTGCCAGGGCGACGTCCTCCGGGCCTTTCGGGACGTATTCCACTGGCTTTCCCGTGCTGAGAAACACCCGCATGATGCTGGGCTTGACGGCACGCACCGTGTCCCGGACCTTCGTACTGGTAACCTTCGATCTGCCTTCCTCATGCCCAATGTCTACATCCCCGTCCATATAGCGTTGGCTTTTAACCCTTATGTCGGTTATTTCACTCTCCACGAAGTCCACCGCGTTTTGTATTGCGTCGGTTACAATGCCTTGGATTTCTTCTCTGCTTTTTGGTTTTAATTCCATTACTGAACTCCAATCATATTAAGAAGGCCGTCAGTAAATGGTTTTACATTTGGGGCAAATTCATTTGCTGAAGCTCCTGACAAGGGACGAACGACGCCAGGCCGCGCTGCCTTAGTCGATAAGTTGATTATACCGTTCACGATACTTTCTGCTCGTTTTAACGCGCCCGTGTCAGTAACCGCAGACTTAACAAGCTCTGGATCTTCGCTAACTAAGATTTTTGCTATGCGTAAGTTTTCGGCGTCGGTTAAATCACGACCAAACATTTTTACGATGCTGCGAGCTATGTCGCCTAAAGCCCTGGGGTCGCCCATTTGCAATTGCATTAATGTGTTTGCGCCCAGTCTAGATCCAAAATTTGAGTTTTCTATCAGGGTCTCGGCGGTGTTAGTCCTATCCATTATTGCAGATTTGGCGGCGTTACTTTCTGTCGCTATGTCTAGTTTTTTCATAATACTTTCTACTGTCTCATCCGGTAAGGCCATGCGTAACAGCTCGTTCATGCCCAGCTCGTCGTCTGATAAATTTTTAATGAAGCTCGCCCGATTTCCACTTTTTAATCTGGCTTGAATTGATGACAGCATGCCGGACCTAAAGGCGTCAATTGCCTCCTGATTTCCGGCAGAGAATAAATCTTGCAATTGAAGGATTTTCTCATCGGCACTACCAGTAAAAGCTTTTCTCCCGGCGTCAAACGCGTCAAAGTTATCCCTGGCTAGTTTGGCCTGCGTTCTGGCCGCAGCTAAGTCTGGGATATTGGCGTCAATTGCGGTTCGCACGTCGGTTGCGATTTCTGCTATGTCTGAGCCGACAAATCCGCCGCCCGGCTTCGCAAACTTTTTACTTGCCGCCGCGTCTAAACTGCGCCTGACCACCTCGGCCTCCTCTGGGTTTGGCCTGCGTAAAAATTGTAAATCGCCGTCTTTCATTTTAAACAATGGCTCGTAATTTGGGTCGTTTACCCTTGTTTGGAATTTTTCCATTAATGATTTTCTGGCGGCCGGGACAGCCTGCAAGGCCATAACTAACTCACCAAAAACCTCGTCGTTCACTTCACCCGTTTTAAATGGCGCGTATGCCGTGTTTTCTGCCTCACGGACGGCCTGCCTGTTTGCTTGATTTCTTGCTACTTGCAACTGCCCGTCGCCGCCCAAAGCCTCATCAACCGCGCTGGCCGCTTGCTGCCTGGTTTGCGCCGGGCGATTAGTCAACGTGGTGTTTATTAAATCGCCAGCCTCGCCGCCTTGCGCCCGTAAAGCTTTAGCGGCCGCAGCCAGGGTTTTATTTTCAATTAATATTCTGCCGTCCATTATGTCTTGAACGATTTCCTCTGGTGTTTTTTGCAGCTTATTCACCAGGCGTTGTATTTCGTTATTAACAATGGTTGAGCCTCGACGACCCACCAGGTTGCGAGCTGACCGCACTAATGCTTTCAATCCATCTCCGCTCTTTCTGAGCGCCGTGCTCGCAACCGGGTTGACGACAGCCCCCGTTGCGGCCCCAACAGGAACGCGGGATACCCTTTCTTTAAAGCCTCCCTCGCCAGTGTTAAACGCATACGCGCCGCCCTCAGCCGCACCCAGCAACGCCAGACGGGCCGCCGTTGCGGGGACCGACGCCCCGCCAGTAAAGGGAGCCGCCGCGATTGACGACGCCACAGCCCCGCCAGACTCTAACGCTAACGCCTGCAACGGGTTTGCCTCTCGGAACATGCTTAGATCGTCTCTTATTGACTGAAGGACTGTGTCGTAATCTTGCTTACCCAACGACCTCACGAACGCCTCTATTTCGTCTGAGCTGCCAAAGCTTAAACCCTGCAAAACCGTTTTAAGTTTTGTCATTGTAGTTGCTTCATAATCATCTGGCACACGAGCCGTATTGTTTGCACCGCCAGACATTTGATTTTGCAGATTTCTGAAACGTTCCCCGGTATCGCTCATAGCTGCGCTCTCCTATCTGCTTCATCGACAATAAATTGACGATTTTTAACTGAGAGGTTTGACGTGCCGGACATGACTTCAATGTATAGCTGCTCCAGGTCATCGTCTGATTTTGTTTTATATGGGTTAGGTTTAACCTCTAAGTCTTCTAGGGTATCTAAATAATCGTCGTAGTCTTTTTGTGGATCTGCCATAGTACGCGCCGCTTTCATTAGTATCGTCCTATACTTTTTAATCGCAGCTTCACGTCGTTCAATAAATTCAAGCAATTGTGGCGGTTTGAGCGTTAACGGCAATCCTTGTGTTAATGCTAAGTCCAGTTCACCCTTAGACAAAGCTCCAAAGGTGACTGACCCAACCACGTCTAAACCAAGTGCATTTCTGGCGCTTGTAAGTTCGGTAGCCTCAACTGATATGTCTGGAAAATATTGATTAATCGGACCAGAAATATCAGCCTGACCAGATGCTATTGAATCACGCAAGGCTTGCTTGGCTCTTGCCATGTTACGCAAGGAACTATCCACATTTATTAAATTACTGACAGTAGTTTGAACCATCTTAGCTTTAGCACCCGCCGATTTAGTTTCAAACTCAGTGAGCCTCGCTTGCTCAACTTCATTAGCCTGAGCAATCCTTATAGCTTCGGTTGCCGCCGCGTCAGTAAGTATCTGGTTGTCTGGGCTGACCACTTGCTTTTTGCCATCTTGGAACACACTGATGCTAAGACCGTTGAGATAAGTTTTGGTGTTGGCCGCCGTCTTGTTTGCGGCGTTTGTGCTTGCGGCGTTGATGTAGGTTTTCATTGCCTCGCCTGCGCCCTTTGGGCCTACCAGTAATAGCGCAGCCTGAGCGTTTTCATCTCCCGCCGCTGCTTTTTCCTCAAGGAAAGCCACCGTTTGATTGTTTGCGCCTGGAAGAGTGAAACCCTGCTGTTGGTAAAACATATTTGCTGCCGTTTGAAAATCTACTCCAAGCCTAGACTGCAAATTCATAATAGCTTCGTCTTCTTCGGTTAACTGACCAGGTAACACACGCTGCCCGGCGTTTGGCCCGGTGATGTAATATTTAAACCCATCTCTACCAGTTTCTATTTTGGCCTGCTGCGGATTGAGTTGTTTTTTTGCAATTTCGCTAAATATACTCCCAACCATGCTGGGGTTGTTTTCTGCCAATGCTGCCAGGCGGGGATCAATTGTTTTTAGGTATTCAATGCTTTTATTTGTCTGCGCTTGCGCCTTGCGTTCCTCAAGTCTGTTTGCAACAAGCTTCTGTATTGCCTGGGTTTGGTTTGGATTACCTAAACTCATCAAACCAAGTGCCAACCTATCTCTGGCGTTTTGGTCTTGGCCTGACAGCGCATTACCGATACGACCAAACTTGCGCTGCAAGCCTTGACCGATGTTTGCAAGCAATCCCATTTGCTCAGCCATTTTTAACTCCTTAATTTATAACGCAGCAAACACGCCTAATATATCTAAGATACCGGGCTTGCTTGATGTTGTGCTAGATTCTGGCGCTGGCGCTGCACCCAACGCAGCAAGTGGCGCGGATAAACTCTGCATTGGGCTGTTTGAGTAACCCGCGAAATCACCCCTGGCGGCGTCAATGAGCTGCTGCTGTTGCATTTGCTGTAGCAAGCCTTGCTGCATCATATCCTGGTTAAGCGTGCGACCCATGTTAAAAGCTTGGTCGCTTAGACCGCCTAACTGCCCGGCAAAGCCTGCACGCGCAGCACGATCTGACATTGCGTTGCTCATGGCGGTGTTGTAGCCCTGCATACGTAGTGGAGCAATTGCGTTTGCTGCCATACGGCCATACTCAGCATTAGTAACACCCTCGGCCACGCCCTGCCTTGACCCGCCAAAAGCATTTGCTCTCGTTGCAGCCGCGCCCATGTTGTTAATCGTCATTTGCCTCTGGCGCTCAATATCGTTCTGCGTGTTGTTAATTACGTTTTGCGTGTATGGGTTCATGTACGCGCCAACGTTTAACGGTTGAGACATTGCGCCCGAAACGCCGCCCATCGCGCCTTGCAAACCTCGTGACGCAGCTTGATTTACGTTAAACCCTGGCTGCGGCGGTGCGATAGGCGGGGGCGTTGTGTTAGGAGGGGGTGCTGTGTTAAGCGGGGGTATTGGTAGTGGATTTACTGGCTGTACTTGACCGCCGCCCTTTGATCCTTGGCCTGCCATTATGTTGTCACCTTTGCTGCTGCGATTTTTTCTATGTCTTTGAGGATTTTGCTGCTTATTCCCGTAATTTCTTGGAATCTACTTAGATCGCCGCCGTACTTACCCATGAAGCTATCAACGTAAGCGCCTAAATTGCCATCACGCGCAGCTTTGTCTAAAACCTTGCGAGTGTCTTTGATGCCACCTTTCCCTGTGGGCACACCTTTTTGACTTAGGCTTGCTTGGTCTGCGACTTGTGTAGTTGTTAAAGTTCCGAACTGTCTTTGCAGCGCCATTGTTTGATCTCC